CAGCTTTAACCTTTGATCAAAGCAAGAAAGCTTTACGCATCGATGGCGACACCACGACTATTAATTTGCGCACGGTAGACACTATGAATGTGGGGGGTGCCCTTACTTGTGAAGGAGCTACTTACCAACCTATCACTACGGTGACCACACCTCAACATACGGTAGGAACGACCGACTATACGGTCTTAGCGGATCTCTCCAATAATAATATCCTTCTGACGTTGCCTGATCCTGCAGCAAACATTGGTCGAGTAGTAAATATTAAAGTTATTCATTCTAAAAAGTATGCTATAAAAAGCCATACTTTAACCATTGAAAGTATCGCCGGCACCATAGACTTATTTGAGAATACTACCCTCAAAATGAGTCGCTCTTCTCGTGTCCTCCAATCCGATGGGGAAAATTGGTGGATTCTGAGTGGCCGTGGGTCATAATATTGTTCTTTTTGAGATATAGAACACTATTTATTTTGAATTAATGTCATTTTAGGAGCATATTAATGTCCAATTTATTGAACGAAGCTATCGTTGATGCCAAAGCGCTGCGCGAAGCAGCTTTAAAAAACGCAGAGACAGCTATTATAAACAAGTACTCTGACCAAGTGCGCACAGCGATGACCCAACTTTTAGAACAAGACGAAATGGAGCTTGATCTGGGCGCGGATCCAGGTGGTGATATGGGAGGCGACTTAGGCGCCGATCCCTTGGCTGCTGACCCTGGTGCCCCTGAAGGTGAGGAAGAAGGCGCCGAAGAAATTGCCGAAGATATCCCTCTTGCTGCCACAGACAACCTTTCTCACAACGACGGAGAGAACTTAAGTGGTCTCCCCCGTGCAGGTGAAGATGTTGAAGTAGAAATTAATCTGGATGCTCTCCAAGAAGCTGTAGAAGCTCTTCAAAATGAACAAGAAATTGATATTGACGATGAAACCTTAGCCGAAATCATGGCCCTCGATGAAGAATCGCAGGAAGATGGCCATGACTTAGGAAGCTTTATCCCCGAAGGTATCGGCTCTGATAGTGGACAAGCCCTTGCGGGAAGTGCCGCTGCCGAAGCTGCCGACACGGCTGCGCTGGACGATGAAGAAGGCGATGACGAAGAAGATAAAGATCCCGGCTCCTTTGCCGGTGAAGAAGCTGGAATCGGGGAAAACCTGGATATTTCAGATGAATTAATCGACGAGATCGTCGAACGACTTACGGTCGATATGGGTGCAACCTTGTCGGGTTGGGCCGGCCGCTCTTCGGAGAGCCAAAAATATGAGATGGAACGGGAAATGGCACATCGCCGCAGTACCGACGTCCAAGACGACCTAGAGACTTTAAAGAAGGCTTATGATGAGTTAGTTTTTGAAAATAAACAACTCACCGAGTCCCTTAAAAAATACAAGCAAGCAACCAATGAGTTGCGCGAGGGCTTACATGATGTAAATCTGTCCAATGCTCGCTTGCTTTATACGAACCGTGTTTTGAAAAATGCCTCCTTAAATGAGCGGCAAAAATCACACATTGCCGACGCCATTTCAAAAGCTGGTTCCGTAACAGAAGCTAAAACAATCTACCATACGCTTGAAAGCGCAACGCCGGCTGCAACTAAACGCAGCCCTCAATCGTTGAGTGAAGCAATTGGTCGACGTGGAACTTCCGTTATTCGTGCTTCCCGTAAGGAAAGTACACCATCCGATCCCGTTGCGGAGAGGATGAAAAGACTAGCAGGTATAAAATAAACAAAGGAGATATTATAAAATGTCTAGCATTATAGAAAGATTGACCGAAGGTGTTGTCAATCGTGATATGCGAGCCGAAGGGCACGCATTGTTAAGCAAGTGGGAGCGTACAGGACTGTTGGAAGGCCTGAATAAAGAGCGTTCTCGTCAAGCTATGGCTCGTTTGCTTGAGAACCAAGCAAAAGAGCTTCTCCGTGAGAACTCGACCATGGCCGCTGGTGATGTCGAAGGTTTTGCAGCCGTCGCATTCCCCATCGTTCGTCGTGTTTTCGCAGGTCTGATCGCAAACGACCTCGTTTCCGTTCAGCCCATGAGTCTTCCTTCCGGACTTATTTTCTTCCTGGATTTCGTGTTCTCACCAAATCTTGGAGAAAGTGGAACTATGACTGATCGTCTGGGTAACCTCCAGAACGCATCAATCTATGGTACCAACCGAGTTGGTTCTCAGATCACAGGTGGTGTCGAGCTTCTCGACACGGCAAGCGCTGACCTTTCTGGTCCGCGTACTGTGGGCGCCCGCGGTTATGCATATGCATCTGCCACGGGTTCTGTGAGCGTACTCACTGGCTCGTCAGCTATTAAAGCACAATTCAACCTGGGTGGTGCTGATGATAACCTTACCGGTTCCGGCCGACAGAAGATGATTCTGTGGGATCCGGATCTTGTTAACCTCTCTGGAAGTGGTTACAAGTGTATTGTCCTCGATGTTAACAAGAGTGTTTTCTCGGCTGCCCGAGCAGACTTTGATAACATGGGTGCATTTGAGATTGCTCAAGTGAACCGCGATGACATTCTTTCGGGTTCTACCGATGGCGCCCTTGGTGTCTATGGTAGTGCCATGACCGGTTCTGGATTTATCCGTCGTCTTACCCGCGTGGTATCGGCGACCGATTCCGCAACGGGTGCAGAAGCCGTGCGCTTTACGTTCACGCTTCTGTCCAATAGTGTTGGAGTTGGTCCTATTGTCCTTCGGGATGGTCTGGGCCTCAATCCCAGCGCTGGTGGCGCGCCGATGAGTATGAGTGTTCCTTACATCGATAATATCGGTGCAGGTAGCTCTGTTGGTTCGGTTATTGGTGGGGCGAATTGGCCCTTAGAGAACACGCAGTTCATCCCCGAGATTGACATCAAAGTCGATTCCGTGGCTGTCACTGCCATGACCAAGAAGCTTAAGGCTAAGTGGACCCCTGAGTTAGGACAAGATCTTAACGCATACAACAACCTTGATGCTGAGGTTGAGTTGACCAGCATTCTCTCTGAGCAAATCGCTCTTGAGATTGACCGCGAGATCCTTGGTGACCTCGTCGGTGGTGCAACTGCCGGTACTTATTACTGGTCACGTTCACCCGGTCTGTTCGTCGACCGCACTACTGGTGCTGAAGTCGGTGCGTCTGCAAAGGCTCCTGACTTCACGGGTACCGTGAGTGAGTGGTACGAGACTCTCATTGAGACCATCAATGATGTCTCTGCACAGATCCATCGCAAGACTCTGCGGGGTGGTGCTAACTTTATTGTCTGCGGACCTGAAGTTGCAAACATCCTTGAGTTCACCGCTGGTTTCCGTGCAAGCGTTACCGCTGATGACGACAAGGGCAGCGTTGGTGCTGTCAAGGTCGGATCCCTTTCCAAGAAGTTTGATGTCATTGTTGACCCATACTTCCTGCGGAATGTGGTTCTGGTTGGGCGTCGTGGTTCCTCTTTCCTTGAAAGTGGATATGTGTATGCACCTTATGTGCCGCTGCAGACCACACCCACCATCTTTGGTCCCGAAGACTTCGTGCCCCGCAAGGGCGTGATGACTCGGTACGCCAAGAAGATGGTTCGTCCCGATATGTACGGTCTCGTGATCGTCGAGGGACTCCTGGGTCAGTCCGGCGCCTGATTAACTAATCAGTAGCCAAGTATAAAACCCCCACCTTTTGGTGGGGGTTTTTGTTTATGGGGACACTATTTAAGATTAGGCTACCCCCCTCACATTTCTTAAGGAGAATTTTATAAAATGGCCATCAATCAAAATATTGCCCGCTTACGGCACTTACTCAAAAACTTTACGGTAAGCAATTTAACCGCCACTAACTTAACGGCGACCACGACTGCGTTGAACACCGTCACCCTCTCTGGACCGAATACGAATGGTCTTGAGGGTGTTAAACTCTCGGCCACCACCAGTTGCATTGGTACCACCGGCGACTATGAGGTTGCCATAGAGCAACCGGCTAACACAACTTTGTTAGAGGTGGGAATTTTCTTCTCGGAGGCATGCGATGCATCCGGCAATTACGTTTTAGATGTCGGAACTGCTGCAGGCGGTCAGCAGATAGTTGCGAATACTACTATCGTTTCTTCGAACACGGTGACCGTTAATACTGGTGTATCGACAGGAGGTATGAAAAATGAGGCCGATGCGGCCCTTGCTTTCGTAGCTAATTATGCCCATCATGTAACTAGTGCTACAGACATTCATTTCAGTCTCGCTACTGGTGGAACCAATACCACTGGTTATTACAAAGCATATATCAAGTATATCTATATGTAAGCCTGGAGTAAGAAGAGTATTTTATACTTGAGCCCCCTCCGACGAGGGGGCTTTATTTTTTTGACATCAGGAGCCAAAATGTCGATCTGCTAAATTTTTTCCCCGGTAAATTTTTGAGATTTTCGTTTTTATGGTTTAAAAAACTAATTAGGAAAGGAGGAGCTTTAAATCTATGCCAACCAACTTAAGCCCAAAATCTCAAACTAGTGCTATTGTACTAACATCTACTGGAAGCGCAGCTTTGGTGGCCGCTGGATGTCCGTTCGGAATTTATACCGGTTCTGCTGACTTTCTTAGTGGAGCCTCAATGCAAGTGGCTTATACCTATAAGAAGCTCGGTGGGGATGTCGTTGATATCGAGCTTACTCCCGCTAATGTCTATGCAGCGTATGAAGAGGCGGTTTTAGAGTATTCTTATATTATTAACATGCACCAAGGCAAGAACGTCTTGTCCGATGTGCTCGGAGATGCCACAGGAACCTTTGATCACAAAGGAGATGCCAAAAGTGGCCCGTCCGGTGTTAATTTGAAGTATCCGCGCTTTCAAATGTCGGTTGCAAAGAAAACTGGAGACGGGTTGGCGGCAGTTGCGGGGTTTGGAGGCACTATTGCAGAGTATTCCGCATCTTTCTCGCCGGTGTTGGATCAACAAGACTACGATATTCAAAAAATCATCGTCGATGCATCGAATTCGGGTGTAGACGATAAAGGCGCCACGGTCCCCTATGCCGGGAAGGTTAATGATAAGCGGGTTTATATCACCCAAGTTTTTTACAAGTCCCCACGTGCCATGTGGCGCTTCTATGGCTACTATGGAGGGGTAGGTGTCGTCGGCAACTACTCGACTTATGGGCAGTTTGCCGATGACTCTACTTTTGAGATTATTCCTACATGGCAGAACAAGATGCAGGCGATCATGTACGAAGATTCGGTTTATACCCGAACCTCCCATTATTCGTATGAACTGATTGATGGAAAATTAAGACTTTTCCCCATTCCTAGCTCCTGGGGCCTC